TGTTGACTGAGTGTGCGGTAGGAATTGATCCGCATTCACCTGATTGGGATAGATTGTATAGGCATCTTTTAGAGAATGGTGAGGATCGAGTGATTGCAGGAGATTTTGCGAACTTCGATCATAAGGCAACCCCGGAGATTTCGTGGGCTGTTTTTTCCGTTTTCTTTAAAATTGCAAAGGCTGCAGGTTATAGCGACGCGGACATTAAGACGATGCGGGCAATTGCGGCAGACGTGATATACCCGGTTATGAATATGAGTGGACATTTACTGTCTATATTTGGGAGCAATCCCTCTGGGCAGAATTTGACTGTTTATTATAACAGTGTCCTTAATAGTATTCTACATCGTTACGCATTTTTCCAGCAGTACCCGGTCGGCTTCTTATCAAATACTCCGTTTGCTAGTGTCGTCAGATTGACGACTTATGGTGATGACTGTTTTATGACAGTTCGTAAGGGTTATGACCGTTTTAATCATACGACGATCCAACAGGAGTTTGGAAAGATGAATTGTAAGTATACAATGGCTGATAAAGATCAAGAATCAGTTCCTTATATCAACATCTTTGATGCTGATTATTTAAAGAGGAAGACCGTTTTTAGGCGAGAGTATGGAAAGGCTGGTATGTATATTGCCCAGCTTGATGAAAATTCGATCTATAAGTCATTATATTGCAATATGTTGAGTGATGTTGACCCACCGGAGGCTGTTAGTGCGATGGCAATTGAAGGCGCGATTCGAGAATGGTTCTTTTATGGAGAAGAAGTTTATGAAGACAGGAGAGCCAAGGTTCTAGAAGTTGCGAAATTGAGTGGATTGGACGATTTAATCCACCGTGATTGTTACATGTCCTTCGAGCAGATGGATTCTGCTTGGAGGGACAAGTATCAAATACAGCGGGTTTGACCCGCACCCCACCTATGGGTTAAATAGGCATGTACAGGGATTACGTGAAGGCTATGTCCAATTTCCAGCTAGTAGTTATGATTTACTTCAGATGAGCAGTCCTTGTTCTGCTCATGTTTTGACCCTGCTACTAGTTCAATACGAGAGTATAAACAGGGAGCGCTTACCAGTTTTTGACCAGAGGCTGGGTTGTGCGCTTTATAAATTCATAGAGGTTACAGATTTTTCGAATTTTGTTACAAATATTTTTGAGTTAGTGTTTTGGGCAACCATTTGTTGTGGTTTTATTTACCTAGTGGAGACCCCAGAATGCGAAAGTTGTGAAAGTGATATGAGATCCGAGGCTTCCATGCTTGGAGGAATTACCGAGTTTCTTGGTGATACGCCCCAGGACGAAGATTCCCCTGAGACGCTGGTAGACCAGATGAGGGGTCAGGTTCCTACGCCGGGAATACAGCTGCAGGAGTTTTTGGCTCGACCGATCCAAATAGCCCAATTAGATTGGGCTGTTGGGGATCTTTTGAGAGAAGAATATTTTCCTTACCAGTTGTTTCTTAATCATCCTACGATTAGATCGAAGGTTGAAAATTATGCGTATGTTCATGGTAGTCTGTGTATTAGAATTGTTATTAATGCTTCACCTTTCCATTATGCGTTGGGCTTGTTGTCGTGGCGGCCTATGGTTTCAACCATAGAGCCAACGTTAGGACGACCAGCTACGACGTTCGTGGAAGATAATGTGAGGTTTTCTCAGAGGCCGCATGTGCTAATAGATGTCAGCACATCGTCGGCTGGGTGTTTAGAGTTACCGTTTGTTTATGATAGAGATGTTTTGGCCCTTATTTCCGACCAGGAAATGCAAAGAATGGGCAAGTTAACGTTGAGTTCTTTTAATCCCTTGCGTACAGCGCAAGGTTCTACTGAGCCGGTTACTATTACGATATTTGCTTATATGAAGAATGCTGTTTTGTCAGGGTCGACTACTTTAACTGATGTTGTCGGTCCGGCCTTTACTGCAATGCGCTCGGAGGCAGGATTTAATGACACAATGGCAAAAGTCAATAGTGGTATTGCAAGTGCTGCAGGACAAGATGATGAATATGGACAAGGGATAATATCCCGTCCTGCATCTGCACTAGCTAGATTCGCTAATACATTGACGGTTCATCCAAGAATTGCACCATATGCGACTGCAACATCAATGGTGGCACAAGCTATGGGAAGAGTAGCAGCGATTTTTGGGTTTTCACGAACCCCTGAATTGACTCCTCCCAAGCGGTACCGCCCAACAGTTGCGGGAGTATTAGCTAA